AAATCTGCACCTTCTACTGTTGTTGGATATTTCTCTATAGATATTGTTTTAGACACAGTAAGAGGTAATGGATTTATACCATACTTTTCTATAAACTCTTGTGTTGCTAAAACATCATCAAAGTTGTTTGCTCTTTTGATTGTTCTGTATTCATCAGCTAATGTTTCAAAAAAGAAATAATCTAAGTTTTTATCTGTTAATTCATATATTGGTTGCACAGAACCAGCAGGACCAAGAAGTTGTGAAAACGCTCTAAACATATAAATAACTTTTGCATATTTAACTGCTTCATCCATACCTGCATTTGCTTTTTCTTCTGTTTCATCACTAATTTTTCCTGCATAAAGTAATGCTTTGTAAGTATCAATAACAGTATTACCAAAAACACCTTGTGTATTTTCCCCTTGATTAAAAAATAAAGTACCAAATTTATCTGCCCAAGCTGGAATAAAACCTAATCTTTTAGCAATTTCTTTAGGGTCTTTTACATTAGTAGGTGCAAAATCTCCAAAAACTATTTTTGACACAAAATTTTCTTCAGGCATATTGTTTACAATAAATGATGCAGGTAATTGTATAACAGGTCCAAAACCAGGAAGTAATGTTGCTGCTATGTTTACAGATTGTGCATATACAGGCATATTTACTCGGACATTTGTATCAGGTGCAGAATCTCCTAACATCCAGTTTTGAAATATATCTGATCCTGGATAATTAAACATAACTTTGTTGTTTATTGGATTTTTGTAAAAGAAACCTTTACCTGTTGGATCAAGCGTATCATTTGGTTGTGCTGCACCATCCCAAGTTGTTTGAAACCTAGCAGCAACTTGTGGCTGTCTTTTGAGTATTGATGCCCAAGTTGTTAATACTTCTTGATAGGCATTACCAAAAGGAAACAACCAACGACTAGCTTCCCAAAATCTTCTTTCTTGTGTAATGTCATATAGCAAACCTTTTACTTTTTCTACTGCAAATCCTTTTGCTAAATTTTCTATAAGGTTTGCATCTGATATACCTGCTTTACCTGCTGATGCAGTTCTTTCTATTCTTGCTATTTCTCTTTTATTTAGACCTGCTTTTTTTGCACCTTCTAGTATTTTCTTTTTAACACTTTCATCTGATATAGATATAAGCTCTCTTGACTTACTCCAATAACTTGATTTAAAAACAGGTATTCTGGATAATAAATTAGTAGGTTGTGTACCAAAATATTTAAAAGCTGATTCAACTGCTCTATCTAAAAACTTTCTATCAACTGCAAATGGTGGTACTTTATAATCTACTGCTTCAGGTAATACATCTTCAAATTTTTTAATGTATGCTTTTGTAACTTCCACATTTGCTGCATCTACTTTTTTTTGTAGCTTAACTGCTTCATTACCAGTAATAGAGCCATCTATCAAACCTCTATATTCTTTTTGTTTTATACCTGCTTTTGCACCAACATTCATATCAAATGTTTCATCACCTAATTTAAACTTGCCTGTCTTTACTAATTCATATAAATCTCTTGGTACATTTTTTCCACCAAATGATGTTTTCATATCTTTTCTTAGTAATTCAACAAAATCATTTAACACTTTGTTGTAATCTCTTGGAGATAGTCCACCAGCACCTTCAAGTATTCTGTAAGGATTATTTTTACCTGCTGTCAAAGAAAGCATAGCATCCCTTATAACTCCATCTTTTTTAAGTTTTTTTATAAGTTCTTGTATAGCTTCTTTTTTGTTACGAGCAAGTTCAATACTTGCTATTTCTTTTGCAAGAATTGAATTAGAATAATTTTGTATTACTCGGTATTGACCTTCATCCCATTTAACTTTATTTATTTTTCTTTCTATTCTTTGATACTTAATATCACTAGCAACAGACTGTTTTCTAAGTTGCTTAAAAGTTCTTGTATCACCAACAGAAGATTCAGATATACCTTGTCTAAAGTTTGGTGTATCTAACCAACCATCTTTCGCATAACTAGCTCTTACCTTTACACTATCATCAAACAATCTTGCAAGAAGCCCTATAGGATGATCTAACACTCCTAATGCTCCATCTGCAATAGCTCTTAATTGTTCCTCTGCTATAACTCTTACTGTCCAAGCAGGTCGTAATAAAACTAAAGGTTTAAATATACCACTTACATATCCATCAAGTGCTCTTGTAATACCTTCTCTACCTACAATACGAGTAGCATCATCATACTTATCTTTAAAACCACCAATAAGTTTATTTGATAATTTTATAACCTCTGATGGATTTGCAAGTATTAAATCTTGTGAAAGCGTTGTTTCAAGTATTGGTCTTTGAAACAATGTTGTTGCTATGTCATCTAATATTTCTTTATTTGTACCTGCAACAAACTCATCACCTTTTTTGAATAATTTTTCCCACGCTTGTTTCATACCAAGAGGTAAAACATCAATATTGCTATATCTTGTTATATCTTCAGATATTTGATTTTTTTCATCAAAAGCAACTTTAAGAGATAAAAATACTCTATCTACTAATTTATCTGTAGCATCTCCTTCTACAAGTTTACCTTTTCTAACAAGCTCATCTTTGTATATTTGTCTTAGTTGTGAAAAATCATCTTTAACTTGGTTTGTAAGAAAAGTAGCTCTTTTGTTAGGTGTAGTAGAAGATAACTTATCAAGTCCATCTATCATATTTTTAACTCTACTGTTTACATCTACTACTTGGTCTTTAGGGTCTAACAATCTCAAAAACTTTGTGTACTCAACAACTAAGTAATCTGGATTACCTGCGTTTAATCTTGTTTTATACAAAGGTCCAAATGTTTCTTGTAGTGTTTGTCTAAAAATGCCTCTTCGTTGTACTTTTGGTACAGCACCTCTTGTAGCAATAGGAAGTAATTGTGCTTTTTCGTTTAATAATGTTTTTACTGCTTTTCTTGAAGCCTCAATAGATAAATTATCTGGCAAAGCAGATAATTGTTTCATAAAATCTGAAAAATCAGAGCTTAATTGTTTATCCTCTATTACATATTTATTTAATATATTAAAATTCGATTGCTCCAAAATATTCGCAGGTTTATTTTTATTAGCATATAAAAAATCAGACAAATTATCTCCTAGTTTAATTTTTTGAGGTATTTTATTTTTTATAATAATTATTTCTTTATTATTAATAACATCTTCTACTGTGCTTTTACTAAAATTTTTCCTTACAAATCCTTGCAAAAATCCCATTTCTGCTTTTTGTGCATCAGTCAAATCATCAAAACGCAATAACTTTTGAGTTGCTCTTGCACCTTTAACTGCTTTACCTGCAAGGAAAGTAGGATCAGCAAGTTGTAATCCCAAATCAAAAATACCTGTAGCAAAATCATATGCTCTATCTTCTGGTCCTATAAAAAATTCAAAGGGTTTAAATAACACACGACCTGGTGTAACGTGTGGACTTTTACCTCTAGCAATAAGTGCTGCTGCTCTATCTCCATCAAATACAACTTTTTTTTCTGCTTCATAAATATCATCAAATATATTTGCACCAAGTCTTGATATTGCTATATCTCTTGCTTTGAGTGGGTCAGCACCTTTGTCAATCAAATCTTTGTATGTCTGTGTTTTTTCAGGGTCTGTAGATTGGAACAAAGCATTACCTAAATCTATTTTTTCTCCCCTTGCTTTTGCTTCTTTCCAATATGCAAAAGGGTCAATAGCTGCTTTTTTCCACGCCTCTTTGCTATCTACACCTTGTGATATTAGCTCTGCTGCTCTAAGTGGTTGTCCAATTACATCTTCGTAGAGTTCTCTAACTCCAAGAAAAGCACCTTTTACACCTAACTCAAATAAACCACCTGTTTCTTCATTTACACCAAACTGATTAAAAACTGCTGTTTTTATATTGCCGTATGTAGCTGCTTTTGCTTTTGTAAAAAAATCTGTAAGTCCTTGTATAAAACCCTCATCAGCGTTTTGTTTTGTAGCTTGTACCATTACACTTGGTGGCACATTTACAGCTTGTTGATTTATTTGACTTAGTTTAATTGCTTGATCTCTTGTTACTTTTAGAGGAGGTTGTGTATCTCTTTTTTCAAGTAAGTAATCTAAATTGACATTATCAGAGTAAGAAGTTGCCATTACAAATACTCTAGTAAACTATCATCACCTGTTTCTAGCCAAGACTGATATACAAATTGTTTTATATTTTCAGCTTGATATGTCTGTTCCTCTGGTCTTGTATTTAGACCAGGACCAAAAGGTAATCCTGATGTAACAGGCTCATTAGGTCTTTCAGTTGGTGCAAAAACATCTATATTTGGCATTCTTCTTTGTGTTGGTTGTACTAAAGGTTTTTCTTGTGGCAGAGTATCTTTTGGTAAAGGTGCAGATTGTTGTTGTTGTATTAAGTCTTGTTGTTCTCCATACGCAACCCCAGGTATTCTTCTTACTGCTTGTGTATTATCTTGATAATTTCTTGCAGCAGGTGGTACGTTTAGACCTCTATTACTAGGACTTCTAGTTGCCATCATTTTCCTCCTCATCATCATAAAACATAAAAGTAGAACTTATAATCATATAGCCAAATGGAAAAGCTAATGGTGGCATTTGGTCTTTAAACATTCTTGGTTGTAATGTTTCTTCTTCAAATAATATATCATCACCAACCTCATCTACATCTCCAAGTGAGTTATGTACTATATCTGCAAAATCTTTATTGATAGACATTATCCACCCATACCTTGTAATAACTGTGCTATGCCTGGTGGTGGACCTTGTGGTGGTAAGGTCGCACCCCCAAGCAATTCTTGTTCAGCCACAGGGATTTCTGGTTCTTCTGCTGTATAAAATTTATCTAAGATACCTTGCATACTGTCAGGATTCTTTCTTATTTGTATAACAGCCATAGTTGCTTTAGGGTCGCCTTGTTGTGCTTGTGCTAGTAAAGAATCAAATAAAACTTTTTCTGCTTTTTCTTTTGTAATTCTGTTATTGACAGTTGATAGATTATCTAAACCATCTAGGTTTTCTTGTAAAGTTTGTGTGTCTATGATACCTGCTTGTAATAATTGCAGCCCTGTTACAATTTTTTGTGGCTCATCATATCCTGCCATAGCACCATACACTCTGCGTGTTTTGTATGCACCTTGTATATCTTTATCAGGGTCATACTTCTCACTAAAAAATTGATTGTTATAGTAACCAGACAAGTCTTTGCTTCTACCACCATACATAACCTGATCCCACTCTAATCGTTTAGAATCAATCATCTCTATAGCATCTGCCATAACTGTATGATATTCTCTAATCATCAATGACATAGATGCACCTAGTTCTTCTAATCCTCTACCTGTTGCAAAGCTAAGTGGGCTTTGTGAATCATCAGATACAGGATAAGAACCACCTACTCGTAGTTGTCGTTCTATTCTGTCTATTTGTTGAAAAATTTGATAAGGAACATTTGATGCAGGTTTACTTACTTGTGTACCAGGAGCTAAATAGTTTACAGCAAATCTACCTTTACGATACTGTCCTGATTCTATCTCTCCTGATATGTTAGTTTCTGTAAATACAGCATCTTCCATAGCTATTATTGACATTACATTAATCTTTGCCATAGAAGCCATAAGTCCTATGATTTGGTCATACTGTCCTTGCAATCTGTCAAAAGCAAATTTCTTT